CGTGTACTCTACATCTCTGCTACAGCTAACCTTGCAGAGAAACAACTAGGGTTCATGAAGGGTATCTTTACCTCTGAGATTTATCGTCGTTATTGGCCTGAGCACGTTCATCCCGAAGAGGGTAAACGCTCTCGCTGGACGACAAGTGAAATTGCTTTAGATCATCCCCTACGTAAGAAGGAGAATGTTCGTGACCCTAGCATCTTCACTGGAGGTCTTACAACCTCTCTTACTGGTATGCATTGCGATATTGCCGTACTGGACGACGTTGTTGTGTATGAGAACGCTTATACCAATGAAGGTCGGGATAAAGTAAAGAGCCAATACTCTCTTCTGTCGTCCATCGAAGGTGCAGAGGCTCGTGAGTGGGTCGTAGGTACACGTTATCACCCTATTGATCTGTATAACGACCTGATGCAGATGGTAGAGGATCAGTACGACAAAGATGGTAGCAAGTCTGGCGAAGAGAATATCTACGAAATCTTTGAACGTGCAGTAGAGAATAGGGGTGATGGTACGGGTGAGTTCCTGTGGCCACGTCAACAGCGTAAAGATGGTAAATGGTTTGGGTTCGACCAGCAGATTCTAGCCAAGAAGCGTGGGCAGTACCTTGATCGTGGTCAGTTCAGAGCACAGTATTACAACGACCCTACGGACCCAGATAACGTACCCGTAGGTTCGGATAAGTTTCAGTACTACGACAGAAAACATCTCCACCTTGACAATGGTTACTGGTTTTACAAGACGCATCGACTGAATGTTTACTGTGCGGTAGACTTTGCGTTTAGCTTGAGTAAGAAAGCTGACTACACTGCAATGGTTGTCGTTGGTGTCGATAGCCAAAATAACATCTACGTCTTGGACATTGATCGTTTCCGTACCGACCGTATCTCTGAGTACTTTGAGCACATCCTGCAACTGAGTAACAAGTGGTCGTTCCGCAAGATGCGGGCAGAAGTTACCGTAGCACAGATGGCTATCGTTAAGCAGCTTAAAGAGCTTATCAAACAACATGGTCTGTCGATCTCTATCGAAGAATACCGACCGAATAAGGGCAGCAAGGAAGAACGTATTGCAGCTATCCTAGAGCCTAGATACGACAACCTTTCTATCTGGCACTACCGTGGTGGGCACATCCAGACCTTGGAAGAAGAACTGTCCAGCCGTAACCCTAGCCATGACGACGTTAAGGATGCTCTAGCTTCTGCTGTCGATATGGCTGTGAAACCTATGAAGAACGTCCAGCGTAGCTCAAGCAGCAATATCGTCTGGGCCAATAACCGCTTTAGAGGCAGTGCATAATGGCCGGAACTACCATTGAACTTGAGCACCTGCTTAACCCCGACACTCTCGCTGTAGAGATTGCTAATCGTTGGGTTGAGTGGAGTAATCTGCGTGAGAAGTGGGTAGAGGAAAAGAAAGAACTCCGTAACTACCTCTACGCTACGGACACTAAGACTACGGCTAATGCTGTTCTTCCTTGGTCGAACTCTACGACCACACCTAAACTTACTCAGATCATGGATAACCTCCATGCGAACTACTTTGCTACGCTGTTTCCTCAGCAGAAGTGGATGCGTTGGGAAGGTGCCTCGAAGGACGCTAACACCCGTCAGAAGCGTGATGTGATCCAAGCCTATATGGATAACAAGATTCGTCAGTCTGACTTTGTGAACACTGCCTCTAACCTCCTCTACGACTGGATTCAATACGGTAACTGCTTTGCTACTGTGTCGTGGAACCAAGAGTACAACGTCAAAGAGACTGGTGAGGTTACTACGAACTACATTGGCCCTCGTCTGGTCCGTGTGTCACCCTACGACATCGTATTTAACCCTACTGCCGCTGACTTCTATAAGTCACCTAAGATCATCAAGAGCATCCTCACTCTCGGGGAAATCAAACGGATGATCGACAAAGACCCGTCTAAGAGCCACTGGCAAGCCATTATCGACAAGATGATGTACAGCCGTGCAGCTATTCGCTCGGGTGACTCTGCCTACAACAAGGCTGATGGCTTCATTGCGGATGGCTTTACGTCGATCCAGCAGTACTACGAGTCGGACTACGTAGAGGTTCTCACGTTCTACGGTGACATCTACGACTACAACCAGAACAAACTGCACTCGGATCGTATCATCTCTGTCGTTGACCGTGCCTACGTTCTGGACAATGAAGAGAACCCGTCGTGGCTTGGTCACGCTCCTATCTTTACGGCAGGCTGGCGTCCTCGTCCTGATAACCTCTACGCTATGGGTCCGCTGGATAACCTCGTAGGGATGCAGTATCGTATCGACCACCTTGAGAACCTTAAGGCAGACGTATTCGATCAGATCGCCTACCCTGTGATTAAGATTCGTGGTGACGTAGAGGACTTTGACTTCCAGCCGGGTGCTCGTATTTACCTCGGTGAAGAAGGTGACGTAGGTTACTTGCAGCCTGACGCTACGGCTCTCCAAGCTGACCTGCAAATCCAACTTCTTGAGAACAAGATGGAGGAGATGGCTGGCGCTCCCCGTCAGGCCATGGGTATCCGTACCCCCGGTGAGAAGACTGCCTTTGAGGTCCAGAGCCTTCAGAACTCTGCCTCGCGTATCTTCGAGCACAAGACTGCCCACTTCGAGCGTACCTTCCTTGAGCCTATCCTGAACGCTATGCTTGAGGTAGCTCGTCGTAACATGAACATGTCGGACACTATCCGGGTTCTTGACGACGCAACTGGTGCCGTTCTCTTCCGTAGCATCACCAAGGATGACATCACTGCTAAAGGTAAACTGGTTCCTGTCGGTGCTCGTCACTTTGCTGAACGTGCTCGTCGTGTCCAGAACCTTACTCAACTGTACCAACTCAAGCTTGCTGATCCTACGATCTCCCCGCACCTGTCGGGTAAAGAAATGGCTAAGATCATGGCTGAGGAGCTTGGTGAGCCTAACCTGTACGGCGAGAACATCAGCGTTATCGAACAACTTGAAACTCAACAGACGGTCCAAGAAGCTGAGATGGTCAACCAAGAGCAACTCATGGCCGCACAAGAGATGGGTATTTAATGCAAGCTGTATGGCTTAAGGGTGTCAAAGGTGAAGATCGTGAACGACGCAAGGCAGAAGTCCTGTCGTACCGTAATGCCTTTGATGACCTACGTGAAATTCTAGAGCAGCACTGCCTCAAGAAGGAAGCTGTTCGGGATTATTCCCCCGGTTGGGAATACAAACAGATCGCTCATAACGAATACAACGCAGCGTTAGACGATCTCCTTAACTTAATAGACCTTAACCAAAAGGACTGACAATTTGACAAACGTTTTCGACCAAGCTCAGCAACCAACTGGGCAGAGTCAAGAGGGCCAAGCACCACAGATGACTGCTGAACAACAGGAGTCCTATCTAGCTAAGCTCGTCGCTACTAAGGGGGAGAACTGGAAAGACCCTGAGGTTCTGGCTAAAGGCAAACTCGAAGCCGATGGCTATATTAAGAACCTAGAGGATCAACTCAAGCAGATGCGTGAGGATATCCAAAAACAGGACTATGCCAAGACTCTACTCGAAGAACTACAGAACAAGGCTACGTCACCCACCAACGTGAAATCTGTAGTGGCCAACAACGATAATAACGGTGGCACTAATACTGATGGCAATACCCCGCCGCAAGTGAGTGAGGATATCCTAAAGAGCCTTGTTGAACGAACCCTGACTGCACGAGACCGAGATAATACTGTAAAGCAGAACCTCGCTCTTGTCGATCAGGAACTAGAGAAGACCTACGGTACTGAGGCCCCTCAGGTAGTCCAGCAGAAAGCCCAAGAACTTGGCTTGTCTGTGAAGCGACTGCAGGAACTAGCGTCTGAGTCCCCTAATGCCTTCTTTAACCTTATTGGTGAACCTAAGAAACCCTTTCAGCCTATCGTGCAAGGTTCGGTTCGCACAGAAGGTGTCAACATGCAATCCTCGTCGGAGCGTAATTTCGATTACTACCAAAAGCTTCGTCGTGAAAACAAATCCCTCTACTACACCCCCAAGGTTCAACGAGAAATGATGGCTGATGCTACTCGTCTTGGTGGGAAGTGGAAACCCTAATAGGAGAAGACTAAAATGGCTATGACTACTGCCAATATGAGTCTCCTTACTCGCTCGGAAGTTTGGTCGGCTGAGCTTAAGGAGATTCTGCGTGACGAAATGATGGCACAACGCTACGTGCGTATGCTTGAAGGTTTCCCTGACGGTGACCAGTTCACCATCCCGTCGATTGGTCAGGCTCAGGTTGACAACTATGCGGAAGATACCGCTGTCGTCTACCGCCCGATGGACACTGGTGAGTTCACTTTCACCGTGGACAAGTACCTGTCGTCGGCTTCGTACATCACCAAGAAGGCTGAGCAGGATTCGTTCTACTCGGCAGAGCTGATGTCGCGCTTCGTGCCGGAACAAGAGCGGGCCATCATGGCTCACTTTGAAGCCACCACGTTTGCTGCCCCGGAAGCTGGTGTGTCGGCTAACTCGACCCAGAGCATTGATGGCGTTGCCCACCGTTGGGCTGGTTCGACCTCTGGCGCTTTGATTGCTGTCAGCGACTTTGCTCGTGCTCGTTACGCTCTGAAGAAGGCTAACGTGCCGGACACCAATCTGATTGCTGTCGTTGACCCGTCGGTCGAATACACGATCAACACCCTGACCAACCTCGTGTCGGTCTCGGACAACCCTCGTTGGGAAGGTATCGTTGCTGACGGTATCGCTACGGGTATGCGCTTTGTGAAGAACGTCTACGGCTTTGACGTTTACACCTCGAACTACCTTGCTACCGCCACTGACTCGGCACTGACCAACGCTGCTGGCACCCCGGCTAACCAAGACTTCTCTTCGGTTAACGGCAAAGTCAACCTGTTCTTCTCGGCTGCTCCCGTCGCTCAGGCTTTTGTCGGTGCATGGCGTCAGATGCCGGAAGTGGACTACGAGTACAACAAAGACTTCCAGCGTCACGAGTATGTCACGACTGCTCGTTATGGTGTTAAGCTGTACCGTCCCGAGAACATGGTTCGTGTCATCACGAAAACCAACGTGTAATTAGGAGGGATAACTCATGTCTTACACTAACGCAGACGGCCTCTTTGTCCTTACCGACGGCGCTCAAGGTGCTGTTAACGGTGAAGGGGTTACCGCACGTGCCTCGCGTCAGACCATCACTGTGGACATTACCGCAGCGAACACTGGTTCGTCGTTTGGTTCTTCGAACATCGACCCGCTGGGGCCTATGCTGCCTGCTGGTTCGATCATTGTCAACGCTGACCTCGTGGTTACGACCCCCTTCGCTTCGTCGGGTGGTGGTACGCTAACCATTGGTACCTACAACGCTGCTGGCACTGCCATTGACGCTGACGGTATCGACGCTGCTATCGCTGTGACTGCTATCGACGCAGACGGTGATGTGGTGCAGTGTGACGGCGCTCAGGTGTCGGGTCTGGTGACTGTTGGTGGCGCTGCTGCCTACGTCGGTTGGAACTACGGCACTGCTGTGTTCCAGTCGGGTGCTGCTAAGCTCATCGTCGAGTACATCAAAGTCGAGTAATTGACTCTAGGGGTGTTGCTTAAGTGTGACACCCCACACTCTTCTTACGGTTTGTTACGAACGTAGTTGACAAACTCTAAAAATAGTGTATAATAAGCTTAAGCTGCCACCCGATGAATATATACTATATCTCTATAGCAGCTAACGTAGAGTTACGACACACTAGTGAGATAAACTGACTTAAGGACTCAACGTATGGCCAACGTTAACCACAATACCCTGACAGACCCTTACCTTCATGAACCCAAGGGTGCCTCTACGGCAGCCTCTGGTGATGTCTATGTCGCCGATGGGGCAGGCTCAGGGGCTTGGACTCAGGCTCACACCTACGTCAATAGTTACATTGCCTTTGATTCCTCTACCCCGGCTTACAGCCACTCGGTAACGACAAGCTTTACAGTTATTAACCCTACCTTTGTCCTCTCCACTTCCCTTGGGTGGACTGGTCTGTCGTCCCCTAACGCTCGTCTTCGTTACGATGGTACTGCTGACATTACCGCTGCCGTTCAGCTTTGCATGAGTTTCCAGAACAATTCTGGTACTAACAAAGACCTTGAGGTTATTTTCCGTAAGAATGGTGGTGTACTTAACGGTGCTCACGCTATCGACACGGCAATAAATGGGCAGTGGAAAACCTTGGTTATTTCTGACTATGGTAGCTTCTCTACAAATGACTACTTGGAAGTCTTCGTTAAAGGGTCTGCGTCATTTACCCTTAACGTAGCTAGTGCCAACCTTACCGTCTTGGGGGTTCCAGTCTAATGAAGAAAACTCTTCTTGAGATGGTTCAGTCCATCCTTAACGACATGGACTCTGAGGCTGTAAACACCATCAACGAATCGGTGGAAGCCCAGCAGATTGCCTCGGTTATTGAGGATGTCTACTACAACATCGTTGCTGCACGGAACATCCCTGAGCACCAGCAGCTTCTCAAGATGACTTCTCTGTCGTCGTCTATTCGCCCCACCCATTTCCAGTACCCTACGAATACCCGTGAGATTGTCAGCCTTAAGTACAACACGGATACCCAAGGCAAAGTTAACTTCCAAGAAATCTACTTTGTAGAGCCTATGGATTTCCTGAGCCGTATGCCTTACAATAATTCCGCTGGTGTTCTTGTCGTTCCCGACGTTAATAGCTCTATTTCGCTGTCTATCTTCAACGATAGGATGCCTACGTACTACACCTCGTTTGATGACCTACACGTCGTCCTGAACGCATACGATGCTGCTATCGACACAACTCTCCAAGAGTCTAAGACAATGGCATACGGTACGGTGTACCCTACGTTCACTATTGCAGATGGGTTCATCCCTGATCTTGACGACACGATGATGCCTTACCTTTTGGCTGAGGCTAAGTCTACCTGCTTCTCGTTGTTCAAAAGTGGTAGCGACCCTAAGATTGAACAGGCTGCTCGTCGTTTGAAATCCTTCGTCCAGAATGACATGTATCGGACTAAACGCCCTAACGTACGCAACCACTACGGCAGGAACTAATGATTGTAGAATATGAATACTACCCCGACAAACAAATCTGTATCTGTCGTTGCCCAGAGAAAATGGTACAGTCTCTGACAATTAAGAAAGACCCTAGTGGTTACATCTTCTTTGAAATTGTACCAGACCAAGGGCCAACGCCAGCAGAGTTGAGTGGTAAGTACTCCTCCATCCCAAAGGCTAAAGAAGCCGTTGAGTTCTACCTGCGGAATAAAAAAGAAACTATTGCTGCTCGTAGAGAAAACTTCGCCAAAGAACGAGAAGAACGGAAAGCCCTAAAAGATGCCCCAAAGTCTAACTCAGAAAGCGGTTAACACTTTTGTAAAGGGTCTGATTACCGAGGCTAGTGAGCTTACGTTCCCTTCTGATGCCTCTGTGGATGAACTTAACTGTGACCTCCGTAGGGATGGCTCTCGTCGTCGTAGGCTTGCAGCGGCAGTAGAAGGCAACAATTTCCTCTCTACGTTTACTGTGGCTACAACTACCCGTTTCCACTCAGGTAACTGGGATAACGTAGGTGGTCAGGCTGGGCTTGAGTTTCTTGTCTTGCAGGTTGGCTCTACGCTCCGCTTCTACAACAAAACGACACCACCTTATTCGTCGCACCAAATTACTCAAACTGTTGATCTGTCGTCCTACGAAGTAGTTGGTGGCGTAGGTGCAGCTAACGTAAACTGCCAGTTTGCATCCATTAACGGTGCTCTTGTCGTCTCCTCCCCGGCAATCAACACAATCTACATTGAACGTAATAACGTTACAGAAGCTTTGACGACAACTCAGATCAAGTTCCGTATTCGTGACTTTGAATGGTTAGGCGACAAGAGCACTTACACAACCAGCACTGTCTCTGCGTCGGTGCAGCGTCGGTATGACACAGCTAACTCAGGGTGGTCAGGTACTAAAGGTACTGCCGCTCGTATTGCTTTTGGCTCTTACCCTCCTCTCACCCTTCCGTGGTACTCGGGTAAGGATAGCAACGGAGACTTCTCGAAGACCGAGTGGGAGAAAGTATTCTCTGGTACCAGCCTTATTGGTAACGGTACTTACGTCCTAGACTTCTTCAACAAGGATCGTAGTACAGCCTCTGGTATTGCAGGTATCCCGACAGACATTGAGACTTCTCGCTTCAAGGCTGTAGAGTCCTTTGCTGGTCGTATCTTCTACGCTGGCCTTGAGAGTGCTAAGAACACAGGCGTAATTCTTTTTTCTCGGCAGATTGAGAGCCTGAAAGAACTTGGTGACTGCTACCAGTCTAACGACCCAACAGCAGAGGATATCTCTGACCTCTTGGATACTGACGGTGGTCTAATCCGTATCCCTGATGCAGTGGACATCAAGTACCTCTACGCTTTTGGTGCTACGCTCTTCATCTTCGCGGATAATGGGGTCTGGTCTATCAACGGTGTCGATGGTGTATTCCGTGCCACTGAGTACTCTTTGCGTCGTGTGTCGTATACTGGTATGCTTACGGCTGAGTCCTTTGCTGAGGCAGAAGGTGTTCCGTTCTGGTGGTCCAAGACGGGTATCCACACTCTTCAGTTTGACGAAGTAAGCAACAACCCTACGGAACAGAATATCAGCCTGACGACAATCCAGTCCTTCTGGGATGACATTGGCTCTAATACTCGTTCCCTCGTTCAGGCTACCTACGACAGACTGAATAAGAAGATTTACTGGGCTTATCCTAACACTGACGAGCCTAACGATAATAAGCTCAACAACTTCTTGATCCTTGATATCCCCTTGGGTGCTTTCTACCCTTGGAAGGTTTCTGACCAAGCATCCTCTACGTCTTACATCATGGGTCTTGCGACCTACTCGGGCTATGGTTCTGACAATACTGTCCTTGACGTTATCCTTCCTAATGGTGACGACGTGGTGCAGGGTGTAGATGACGTTGTGTCTACTCAGCTAACGGACTTTGCCACAGGTGATCCTGCTATCGTTCTGCTGATCCGTGATGGTGCCACTGGTAAACTTACCATGGGTTCCTTCTCTAGCAAAACTTTCCTTGACTGGGGAACTGCTAACTATCTGTCGTTTGCAGAAGCAGGGTACGACTTCATCGGTGATCTGATCCGCCAGAAGAACTCTCCCTACATCCTGACTTACATGCGTGTCACTGAGGAGGGTTGGGTTGTATCAGGTTCAGGCTATGAGCCTATCCGCCCCTCTGGTCTTCTTGTGTCTGCGTATTGGGACTTCAAGACTTCCCCCTCTAGCGAGTCTCAGCAAGCCTATCGGTATAAACAAACCCCTGTCGTTAACCCAAGCTCCTTGACTGACTTCGGTTATCCTGATACAATTATCACAAGTCGCCTTAAGATCAGGGGTACTGGACGTTCAGTCAGACTTCGGTTTGAGAGTGAACAGGGCAAGGACTTTGTTCTCGTGGGCTACGGTGTAGTTAATGCAATCAACCAACGCTTCTAAGGATTTGATCGTCAAAGCTGACGGGTACGTTCTTAGATTTGAGTACAACGAAGAATACGTTATTGTTCACCTTCGTGACATCGACAAGTTCACTAAAAATGTCTTCCTTGATATGGTTATCCAACTGGAAGACTGGTCACAATTCTTGAGGGCAATGGGTCATACCCACCTCTGGGCAGCAGTTCCTCGGAACGACACAAAAATCAAAAGGCTTCTAGGTGGCCTTAAGTTTCAATTCGTAAGCCATACAGACGACCTTACGGTCTACAAATACGAGGTATAAGATGCCCCCAGCATTAGCAGTTGTCGGCGCAGTAGCGGGAGTCGTAGGAGCAGGTGCTGCTATTGCCTCTGCCAACACTCAACGTAAGATGGCCAAGGAACAACAGAAGCAACAGCAACTGGCTACCCGTCAGTCGCAGCGTCAGGCTATCCGAGAGGCACAGATTCGTCGTGCTCAAACTAGGGCTACTGGGCAGGCTATGGGTGTCGCAGGAGGCTCTGGTGTCTCTGGTGGTATCTCGTCTCTTGGTTCACAGCTTGGCAGTTCACTTGGCTTCTCTAGCCAGATGTCAGGCCTGTCTACAAATATCTCTAGCCTTGGGCAAAAGGCAAGTACTCTAAGTGCTATCTCTGGTCTTGGCTTCCAGATGTTCGATACCTTTGGTGGTACTAATACTCTCTTCGGTGGTGGCGACAAAAAAGCACAAGCTGATCTTCTCTCTGGTGTCGGTGCCCAGTAATGACAAACTTGCCTCTCGGTTACAATATCAACATCAAAACTCTTGATGAGCAGTATGGAGTATCTGCTGAGCAACGTCCTGACCGTAAAGATGATATTATTGCTGTAACAGGTCTTGACCAACCAACGACAGAGGCTAAGGTCGCTGTACAGGATAAGAACAGTAACGCTATCTACGATGCCTTCATCAAAGGTTACGCTACTAACATGTCGGCTGAGGAGCTTCAAGCTGCTGCTCAGAACATTGGCATTAAGCAGAATGACTTTGGTAGCAACCCAGACTTCTACATCGAACAGGCTCTGACGGTAGCTAACGGCGATTACTCTGCTGTCGATTCCCGTATTGCAACAAACTACCAGATTGCTAACGAGATCGTAGCCAACCGTATGCAGGAGATTGGTGAGAACAAAGGAACCTTTGGTCGTGCAGTAGATGTTGCCGACAGATTCCTTCGTGCAGTCAGCCCCATCGGAACCTACGAAGACATTACGGCAAAGACAGAAAGCCGTGGCATGGAGATTCTTGACCGAGCCTCCACCATGTCTCCTGCTGACTTTCGTGTCTGGTTTGAATCCTACGCAGACAGTGTAGCCCAAGAAGGTATCTTCCGTGAGAATACTCTTGGGGCTTTCCAAGACGTTCAGGCTCAGATTTCTGGAGCAGGTTACGACCCAAATAAAACCTTCAATCAGTTGATGGGTGCTTTCGATATCGTTACGTCTGGTACCGCTGGTGTTCTAGTCAAGTCTGGTCGTAAGTCTATTGTCAAAAGTTCACTAAAATCCTCAACTACTGTTGGTCGTGTGGCTGCTATTGAAGGTTCTGAGGCTGGTGCTAAGGCTGCTGATGAAATCCTTAAGGTTGCTCCAGACCCTGAAATTCTTGGCAACGTAGGGCCAACCTCGCTTGATCTGCACCCTCAGCCTGTTAAATCTCTGTCGTCTCCTTTTACTCGTAAGTTTGAGGGTAACGTCATTGCCCAGCAGATCGACGACATGTACAAGAAAGGTGCCTTTGGTCGTTTGGCCACTGCGGAGGACATCAAGGCTGTCGCTGACGACATCGTAGAGAAGAACGCTAAGAAAGTCTCTAATCCTGTGTTCGACTCTAAGTTGGACTACGAGGCTCTTGGGTCTTACATCGCCAAGGTTCGCTTTGGTCGTGCAATGGATGGTGCTCCCTTCAAACCTCTTGCTGACGGAAATCCTCCAGAGAGCCTTAAGCGTTACGTAGAGGAAATCAAGACGAAAGTTGAGCGGGCAGAGATTGTTCCTGTCGATGCAGACGATCTTCGTAAGGGTTATGTCGTAGAGGTTGGTGAACGCATCAATCTTAGCGGTATGCCTGAGGCTATTGACGAGGCTCTTGGTATCGAACCTACGCTTGTCCGTGAGACTGTCGGCAAAGTGATGAACAACAGCATCATGGGTTCGGCTGCTATGAGGGACAATCAACGTCTGTCCACTTTGGCTCAGATGGCTGAAAGCTCTCGTGCTGCCGTTAAGGCTGTCAGTGAAGAGTATACCGACAAGATTAGTCGTCTTGGTGCCAAGGAACGCTACACGGTTCAGGCTGTTTACTCCCAGCTTCGGGATGGTATCGACGCATCTCTTCGTGTACGCTACACTGAGGGTGAGTTCTTCGCTAAATATAAGCAACTCCACCCCAACGGAGAAGCACCTAACCAGAAAGCCTTTGAGGCGTATGAAGCCCTTGCTCAAGTGGAAGAGGCTGACTACCTCCTGAAAACCCACGCTATGCTCAATCGTTACCTTGAGAAGGGCTATCAGGATACCATTAAGGTTGCTGACAACTACTATGCCCCGGCTAAGAAGGTTGGTCGTTCTACCCTACCAGAAGATGTTCGTATCCTTGACGCAAGCACAGGGACTAAACTTCGTATTCAGGATATTGAATCTGAAGAGTTCCCAATCTGGAAACTTGATCGACCGACAGCAGATGGTACAGAATACGTCGTTGACCCTACGGAAGTGCGTCTGATCGACCCTACTGATGTTATGGGCTACAACCCCGGTGGCTCACGCCTTAACCCTTCTGCCAATTACTTTGTCGTTATCGGTGACAAGCGCATCAAGGCTATGCTCACGACCTTCTCTGAGAAGCAGGCTAAACTTGCCTCGGAGCAACTTCGTCGTATCCAAAAGGCTATTGCCAACGGTGAAGACAACCTAGACGAAATCGTTCAGGCCAACAATGACTGGAACCCATCTGTCCAGACTGCAGCAGACTTTAGGAAGGTTGCTGATGAAGAAGGTTGGGATTTGACACGTGGTGAGATTACCTACAAGGGTCGTGATGGTGACTTGCTTGAGAAAGACGTAGACGCCTCGGATATCTTCTCTGGTATGAAACTGGACGAGTATGTTCAGAACGACATGCGTCGTAACGACAAGGTTCTGATGGACTTTGGTGGTGGACGTGCATACAACGACGATCCTGTGAACTCCATTCTGGCTCAGTTTGGGGACTCTGTGTTCACCTACACCAACCGTGCGTATGCTCGTAATGCCATGGTAGGCTGGGTCAAGAAAGCTCAGCAGAAGGGTCGTGATTGGTTCCCTGCGGGTACTTCTTCTAATGACTACGAGGCTCTGTTCCGTTCAGCCAACATCACTGATAACGATGAATTTGCTCGTCGTATGACTGAACTGAGGAGCATCACTCTTCGTCGTATGTCCGTTCAGGATGAATACGCTGTCCGCATGGAGCAGTACGGCCAACAGTTCGCAGAGTTCGTGTTCAACAAGACTGGCCTTGAACTAGGTGGTGTCGGTCCTGTCAACGCTATGCTCAAGATTGGTTTCCAGTCAGCCTTTGGTTTCATGAACGTCTCGCAGTTCTTCATGCAGTCGTTCCATGCGTTCACTGTTATGGCTATCAGCCCCATCCACGGTATGAAGGGTGCAGCCCTCACGGTTCCTCTACGTGCAGCCCTTAAGGGTTCTGCCATGGGGTATAGTGACGAGGTGATTAAGCGTTGGGCTAAGGCGGCTGAGGTCAGCGAGAAGGAAGCTGGCGAGTGGCTTGAGTTCATTCGTACCTCTGGTCGTGCTGTCGTTGACGGTGACGCTATCGAAGATGGTACGGGCGTAGGGTTCGGTATCTCTGGCTGGAAGGGTCAGGATATGCGCTACACGACCCTCTCTGGTGCAGCCTACAATGTCAGCAATCTTGTCGGTAAGGGCTTGGATATCGGCCTTATGCCATTTAAGCAGGGTGAACGTCTGGCCCGTATGACGGCTATGAACACGGCTATCCTTGAGTTCAAGACTAAGTTCCCTAAGGCTTCTCTCCTCTCGGATCAGGCTCGTAACTGGATCACCCGTAGGGAACAAGACCTGACCTTCAACATGTCTTCTCTGTCCCGTGGTGCAATCCAAACGGGTCCAGCAGGTATCCTCAAGGTACCGACACAATGGCTTGCGTATACCATGCGGGCTATGGAGGCTGTCATTGTTGGTCGTAACTTTACGGCTGGTGAACGTGCACGTCTCTTCGGTGCTCTGGTCCCTATGTTTGGTCTGACAGGCTTTGGTCTTACAAACGCTGCTGACTACGTAGGGGAGAAACTTGGTCTTGAACCCGGCGGTGCTCTCTACACTACACTTAAGTATGGCTTGATCGACGGGATGATTTCTGCTCTCCCTATGGAAGCACAGATCGGTGTCGGTACTCGCCTTGCACCCATCGGGGCACTTCTGGATACCTACAAGAATATCTCTGAGGGTAAGTTCCTTGAGGTTGTCGGGGGTCCGTCTGGTCAGATCACAACTGGCCTGTGGGATGCTTTCGCTAACACTGCTTCTTCTCTGTTCTACGGCCATTCGTCAACCCTCACAGAAGACGTTATCCAAATCCTGCGTACACCTTCTGGTATCGACAACGTAGCCAAGGCTATGGGCATCTTCAACAATGGTATCTACCGTAGTAAGACTGGCACTATGCTTGATTATGAGATGTCTGTCGGTGAT